CGTCGCCGCACCGTACAACGTCGTGGCCACGATTGCCGACGGGATGCAGGTCAAGTTCCTGCCGGGGTCGCTGCCCGTCAAGGGACCGGCACCCAAACTGATCCAGAACCACGACCTGACGGCGGCCATCGGTGTCGTGACCGAACGGGTCGAGGATGACGACGGGATGTATTTCGTGGCCCGCATCAGCAAGACCGCCGCCGGGAACGACGCACTCGAGCTCGCAAAGGACGGGGTGCTCGATGCGGTCAGCGTCGGGGCCGAACCCGTCGATTACGAGATGGACGAGGACGGGGTGATGGTCGTTGCAAATGCCCGGTGGCTTGAACTATCGTTGGTTCCGTTGGGGGCATTCCCCCAGGCAAGGGTTACACAAGTAGCGGCGAAAAAGGCAGAGGAAAAAATCATGAGCGAAATTCAGACAACCGCAAACGTGGAAACCGTCGTCGCGGAAGCACCAGCCCCGGCCCCCAGCGCGCCCCTGTGGGCCGCCGCAAAGGTCGAGCGCGAATTCCCGCTGCCGACGATGGGCGAATACTTCGCCGCAATGCACATCGGCGGCGAAGTGTGGCGCAACGTCAACGCCGCGTACAAGCAGACCATCAGCAAGCAGCGCACGTCAATCCAGGCGGCACTCGCCCAGGATTTGCTTGCCGATACACCCGGTTTGCTGCCGACGCCCGTGTTGGGTCCAGTGTTTGAAGACCTCAACTTTGTGCGTCCGGTCGTGACCGCGATTGGTCCGCGCGCGATGCCCAACGGCAACGGCAAGTCGTTCATCCGCCCGACGATCACGCAGCACACCGCAGCGGGAACGCAAACCGAAGGTGCGGCGGTGACGTCGCAGAAAATGACGATTGCAGCGAACACGGTGACGCGCACAACCGTCGCCGGTGGCATTTTCATTTCGCAACAGGACCTGGACTTCACCGACCCGTCCGCGATGGAAGCAATCCTGCGCGACCTGGCCGGTGAATATCTGATCAAGACCGACGACGTGGCCGCCGACGCGCTCAAGGCCGGTGCGACCGCATCGGGTTCGACGTGGACGGTCAACCAGACCAACCCGGCGACGCTGATCACCGCGCTGTACGACGCGGCACGCGAAATCCAGGAAGACACCAACTTCACGCCGACGCACATCTTTGCGTCGCCCGACGTCTGGGAAAAGATCGGCCGCCAGTTGGACGGCGACAACCGCCCGGTGTTCGGGTACGCGAACTCGCCAAGCCTGCTCGGCGTCAACGTCCTGGGTGCCAGTTCGGAACTGTCCTACCTGGGCACGAACGTCATGGGCCTGGAACTCGTCGTCGACAACAACTTCGCCACCGACACGCTGCTCGTGGTGCGTCGTCAAGGGTTCGAGGTGTACGAGAACGTGCGCGGCATCATGACGAAGGAAGACGTCGAATTGTTGGGCCGCAACTTCACCTACTACGGGTACTTTGCCACGTTCGTCGCCGACGCCACGATGATCCAATCCATCGCAATCGCCTGACGATTAGGGTGTAGCCGCATGGCTACCTACACCATCGTCAACAAACAAGTCCAGGACAATTACGCGGTACTGCAGACGCTGACCGCGAACGAGATCGTGGTCGGCCAGTCGATCACGGTGTCCGGGCTGACCGGGTTCAACGGCACCTACACCGTGCGGGCGTGCCCGCAATACTTCTTCACCGGCGAAGACGGCGAAGACGACCTGGTTTACAACACCTCAATCCTGATCCCCAACCAGGTGCTGTTCGCGCTGACCACCGACGACGTCGAACGCACCTCCGCATCCGGCACGATCACCTACACCCTCACGTGCACCTGGATCGTGATAGCCGACGTCGAGGACTGGTTGGGGTTCACCGTCACCAACCCGTCGAGCGACTACGACCTGCTCACCATCGCGGTCGCCGCCGCGAACGCCTACGCGTACCGCAAACGCCAGGAAGCCGGTTACTTCGATGCGTCACTATCCACCGTCCCCAGCCAGGACGTCCGGCTGGGCACGATTATCTACGCCGGGTACCTGTACCGGATGCGCGGCAGCGCGGCGGAGAACTACGCCGCTTACGACCCGTTGGCCGCCGGCGGCCTGATGGGCGGGTCGTTCGTCGAGGTGTTGCGGCTGCTGGGCATCAATAGACCGGCGGTTGCATGAGCGACATTTTCAACGGCGGATTCGACACGCTGGTAACGAAACTGGAGTCGATCAGCGGGCTGCCGGTCACGGTGTCCAGCGACCCGCGCAACATCAATCCGCCGTGCGTGCTGGTGGATGCGCCGTCGTTTTCGATGCCGACCAACGTGGTGACGCAGATGGATTTCACCGTCAAGATCCTGGCCATCGGCCCGGGGGACCGCAAGGCGTTGAACAAGCTGCTGGAACTGGCCGACAAGATACGCAACGCGGAGATCGGGCTGACCGACGGGCGGCCGACCGTGACCTCGTTGGGGGGCCTGGAATTTGCATCCTACGACCTGACGATTCGTACTAAGGTGGCACCATGAGTTTCACCGTGCTACGACCCTTCGCAGGCCACCAGGTCGGTGACCACCTAGCCGACCTGGACGGCCACAACGCCGACTACCTGATCGGCAACGGATTCGTCGCCGTCGACGATGACACCAACGACGAAGACAAACCTGCTAGAACTAACGTCAAGAAACGCAAGGAGTAACCGATCATGGCAACGACAACGTATCTCTCCAACCCGGTGGTCAAGTGCGGCACAGCATCCGGCACGGCTGTCGATCTACAGGACCAATGCCGCAGCGCGGTGTTGACGCGCACCATCGAAGCACTCGAGTCCACCGCATTCGGTGCCACCGACCGGGTGTACGTCGCCGGGTTGGGCAACCACCAGCTCGTAGTGACGTTCCTCATGTCCTACGCGGCGAGCGAAACCTACGCGACCCTGTCCACATTGGTCGGCACCCAATGTTTCGTGTCCTGCCAGGCCACGTCGGCCGCGACCTCGGCAACAAACCCACTTTTCAGTTTGACCGCAACCTTCTTAGAGTCGTTGGACGTCGTGAACGCCAACCTCGGGGAGCTTTCGGAGGTACAGTGCACGTTTGTAGGGGGAACCTACGCGGCCGCGACGTCATAACAACAACCGACAAACAAGGGGCGACGTATGAAACTGCTACTGAAGGTCATCCACGACGGCGAAACAATCCAGTGCGAAACGACGTTGGCGGTGATCGTGCAGTGGGAACGCAAATACAAGAAGCGGGCGGGCGACCTGGTGCAGGGTTTCGCGGTCGAGGATTTGGCGTTCATGGCGTGGGCCAGTCTGAAGCGCGGCAACAGGCCGGTCGGAGAATTCGACGCATGGCTGGACAAACTCGACGAGATCGAGGTGGTCGGCGGCGACGAATCAAACCCTACGGACGCGGCGGCTACCGCAGACAACTAGCCGAACTGCTGCTGCGCACCGGGTTCTGGCCGCCGGGCGTCGAATTCGACACGCGCGACCTGGCTACCGTGTTCGACGTGGCCGAAAAACAGTCCAGGCGGCGCTGATGCCCGTCTACGTCGCGGTCGAAGTCGTCGGCCTGAAGGAAGCGTTCAAGGAACTGAACTCGTTCGACAAGAAGTTGCGTCGGCAGATCACGCGCGACTACAAAGCCATCGTCGAACCCATCGCCGCCGACGCCAGGGCAGCCATCGGACAAATCGACGAAAGCGCCGGTCGCCCGATGTCGGGATGGCAACGCAACTGGAACCCCGCCCACAAACGCAAGAAGCAGTGGATCAAAAAACAGCCCCGCGATAAATTCACCGAACAGGTGCGCATCGCCGCATTGAATATGGGTGTCGATCCACTCATGTCAGCCCGCGCATCGGGCGCCATTTTTCCCTGGGACAACGACCCCGCCAAACGCATGATCAAAGCGAAAATCAACACGAAACAGCCGCGCCAATTCGCCGGGGCGATGCGCAACCTGCAAATCTTCACCCTGTCCTGGCTGGGGGCGGCCAACGAAATCTTCGAGATGGCGGGCCGCGAATCATCCGGCAAGACGCCGCAAGGCAGACGGATGATCGCCACGCTGAACCAACGGTACGGGAAACCGGGCCGCATCCTGTGGAACAGTTACGAAAAGAACCGCGAGCACGTCGACAAGGAACTGGTCAAACTCGTCGAACGGGTCATGGCGGCCGTCAACCGCAAAGCAATCTTTACGCAGAACGGCAAAGTAAGGTAGTCGCATGGCCGTAACGATCCCGTTCGTAACGCAATACTCCGGCAAAGGCATCCAGCGCGCGATCAAAGAATTCAAGTCGCTGAACAGCACCATCGACCGCGCCCGGTTCCTCACCCGCAAACTGCTGATTCCCACCACCGTCGCCCTGGGTGCCGCGACGGTGGTGCTGGGCAAACAACTGTTCGATGCGGCTAAGGCGGCGGCAGACGACGAAGCAAGCCAGAAACTGCTCGAGAAACAGTTGTTGAACACGACCAAGGCGACCAGTTTCAGTGTCGACATGGCCGAAGCATTCATCGCGAAACTCGAAAAAGCCACCGGCGTAGCCGACGACGAATTGCGGCCCAGCCTGAGCCGTCTGGCCACCGCAACCGGCGACGTCAGCAAGGCGCAGGAATTGTTGACGCTGGCGCTCGACGTATCGGCTGGCAGCGGCAAGACGCTCGACGAAGTTACCTCGGTGTTGATCGCGGCAGTGTCCGGCAATTCGAAGGCATTGAAACAGTTGGGCATTGAATACGAAACCACCGGCAACAAAGCGAAAGACATGGCCAACATGCAAGAATTGTTGGCGCAAGCATTCGGCGGCCAAGCGGCGGTCAAAGCGGACACATTCCAGGGCAAACTACAGCTCTTGGGCGTGGAATTCGGCAACCTCAAGGAAGCGATCGGCTACATCGTGCTACCGGCCTTCACGCGCTTGGTCGAGTTTCTCACGCGCAACGTCGTGCCGGGATTGCAGGTGGTCATTGATGCGTTAGGGGCGGGCGGTCTGCGACCGGCGTTGGTCGCAGGCGTCGCGTTGTTCGGTGACTTCGGTATCGGCGTGTTGAAAACGATGAAAACCGTAGCAGAAGCGGTCGCCAGCGTGGCAGAACCGTTGGGCAAATTGGCACAAATAATCGTGTTGTCGATGATCCCAGTGATCGGTTTCACGCAGGCGTGGAAACTTTACAACGACATCGCCAAAGCGACGCAGAACGCGGTCCAGGCAACCGTCGACAAATTCGACGCATTCATCGCATCGGTCGCCGCCGCCCGGTATCAGATGGATTTGTTCGCCGCCGCTAGCGGCAACGTGAACAACAACATCGTCAACGCCGAACAACGATTGGAGGGTTTCGGCGTCAAGATCAAGGCAATCAAACCGCCGGTGCAAGAAACCGACGACGCGCTCAACAAATTGGGCGCCGGTATCGACAAGGTGGCGCAACGCGCCGAAAAGGCGGCCGAAGCG